AACAAGCTGTCGAAGTGGTGGCACAGACACTAAACGCGGTCCACCCCAGGCCCCATCCTTTCTCGAATCTCACCGTTTCTAGTGGGATGGGTGCCCTGGTGGTAGCCGGGAACGCGGCGGGATACGCAACCCGCACCGGCTACCTCCAGGGTATGGCAACCCTGAGTAAGTAACGACAACCCAAGGGAATCATGAAAATAACAATCACGCCGGAAGGTAATATTGAGTTCGACGTTGATCTGTCGAATGGCTACGTTTCAGAAGCCGTAGAGCTTGTGCGAAAGCTCCAGACGGGACAGCCTAGCCCGGTAGCGCCGGCAGCGGCTCCTACGCCTACTAGAGCGCCACGGCTACCCGCTACGCGGCATACCCCACCGGAGAGCGAACAGCACCCGCGCACGAGCCGGTACTACTCCGTTCAGCGAACTAAGCACTCCAAGCCGATGGCCGATACTTACGAGTACATTGCAGGCTATAAGAACGGCCGCACTACTCGGCAAGTAGCAGAACATCTTGGCTTGAATATGTCGTCAACGTGGACACGCCTTGGGTCCTTGAGGGACGATGGGCTGATCTTGAGTCCGCCGTACAGGGGTGGTTTTTGGGTAGCGACGAATAACCCATTGCAGGTTGATGACTCGAAGGAAGAGCACCGCCCAACTCCGGCAGAGATGCCCAAGCATCGTGGTGAGACCATACCGAAGAACGGAGCTAATGAATGAGTAATCTACAGCCTAGCACGCAGCCGTGCTGCTGGTCTGTGCGACCTAATGAGCACAACCCTAACTGCAGGAAGATGCTGGCTCTTGAGAACAAGCGAGCAGCGCGCGAAGCGAAGTCCCTGAAACACCAAATTGCACAGGCTATCTTCGACAAGCTCTGGACGGCAGACAATGGCAAGTGGATTTGGCCATTCGGCGGGAAGCCGGTGGACGTGATTCACGTTGAGTTCCAGAGGGTTTCGCCGTTAGAAGGGCAGTTACGGGTCAAGACCAGGACTAACGGTATGCACTACATCGACATCAAGATCAGCCAGATATTGTGCATTATGAGTTTGCTGGTGCGGCCGGACACGCGCATGTTAGGTGTATACCGGAGAAGGCGCGTAAAGCTGTGCTTGATCCGGCTGGTGACTGGACGGAATGTATTGGGAAAATTGGTGTTTGCGATTGGTGCTGTGAAGAGGGCGTGATAGTCTCGTGACCTGCGTTCACTGCTACCAAGAGATTGAACCCTGTGCCCGTTGCGGTACGGGGTTCACTCATGTTGGTACGCAATACCATTCGTGTGCAGACAAAGAGCACTTTGCTCAGGAGGCTACGAATGGCTGAGCTACCGCTACTACGCCAAAGTGAGCGCGCCGCATTCAAGCGGTGCCAATGGGCTTGGTACCAGAGCTATGTGCTTGGGTTGCAGCCGATTATCGAGAAACACATGGAGCTGGCGGAGTTTGGTACGCTGGTACATGTCTGCCTAGCGGAGTACTACCTTCCCGGTAAGCAACGCGGGCCGCACCCTGCCGAAACGTGGCAGAGAGTGGCGGGAGAGGTACGCACGAAGGTACGCACGGAAGCGTCGAACGATGATGAGCTAGTGGCGAAGTGGGAGGACTTCTACACACTGGGCACGGAATTGCTTGTTGCATATGAACTTCGATACCAAGGTGATCCGCATTGGGATGTAATTGATGCGGAGCGGAGATTTAGCGTATTGATACCGGATGTGCGTGTTCCACGGTTCAAGTCCACTAAGGGCAGACGGGTTTACACGCCAATTGTGAGACTCGTTGGAACTATTGACCTTTGCTTCCGTGACCTCAATCAGGAGGATAATAAGCACCGGCCATTAATCAAGATGGTAGACCATAAAACCATGACAAGGATTGAGACAGCACATCTTACGTTAGATGAGCAGCCGTCAACTTACATCGCCGTAGGCACCCACGCGCTCCAGGCGCAAGGCTTGATTGAGAAGGATCAGGTCATTGCTGGTATGGAGTGGAACATTATTAAGCGGGCTAAGCTAGATACCCGCCCACGCGACGAACGCGGGATGGCACGGAACAAGCCCCAAAAGCGGCACTACATAGATGCGTTGGTTGAAACTGGTGTGCGGGGTAATGCTGAAGCCGAAGCATTAATGAAGCTGAAAATTGATGAGCTGCAGGGGATTTGCGATGATAATGGTGTGGTTGCTTACGGTGACGTTAGTGCCGATCAAAGTGGCCAGAACTTCCTGCGGTATTTTGTCCCGCGGACGGCTAAAGAACGACAGCGCCAAATCGTTCGTATCTCGGAAGAAGCACGGGTCATGGGCGATGTGCGCACCGGAAGACTGCCGGTGCTGAAGACACCGACGCACCAGTGCCCGTATTGTAAATACTTTGATCTATGCGAACTTGATGAAGGTGGAGGCGACGTGGACTACTTCATAGAGACCACCATGAAGAAACACGACCCTTACGCAGACCACCGCGAAGATGCCCGTAACAGCAAGAAGGTGATGTGAGTGGTCGCCAGAGTTAAGGACCGCGGCCTAATTGAGTTGGGGCACTTTAAGTCTCGGGTGCTACGACAAAAAGCATTGAGACGCTTACGTGGTGCTGATGCTAATTGGTTGATTGCAAAGGTAGAAGAAATTGAGAGGTATGTGGTGCGTATGGATGAGGCACCATACAGGGAACAGGAGTTCATGTGAGCGCAGAGCACATACAGGTGCTGCGAGAAGCCTTGTACTTATACAAGTTAGGACACAAACGAGTTAAAGCCTTGCGAGGCAAGGCATCTGACCATGTTTGTGTAGACTGCTGTAAAGTAGCGCACCATTGGTCGTACAAGCATGATGAGCCACTTGAGTTAGCAGAGAGTTATGAGCCACGTTGTCGTTCCTGTCATACCTTGTATGATTGGGATGATAACACACGAATGAAGATGGCTGCAGCCAAGATTGGCACTACGAATGCCAAGGGAAGTCGGCACGGCTTTGACCGAAGCGACATCGAACAAGTCAGAAGCTTCTATAAAGAAGGGATAACTCAAAAGGATATAGCTGAAATTTTTGGCATAAGCCAAAGGCATGTAAGTGACATAGTTAACGGCAATCGCCTATGGATGCAGGAGTTCATGTGACAAAATTTCCAGACGAGATTATCTCGTTACAAGATGAGGATGAGTACGTAAACCTCATGATATACGCTGATTCCGGCGTAGGCAAGACCGTGTTCGCGGGTAGCGACGATGACGTGTTGTTTATCGCGCCCGAAGACAACGGCACCTTGAGCGCCAAGCGATTTGGGTCAACGGCCATGAAGTGGAAGATACACAATTGGTCCGACATCCAAGCCGCATACGCCTGGCTAGCCGAGCAAGACCCTGTGCCATTCAATTGGGTTGTGCTAGATAGTCTTACGGAAATGCAGCAGATGTGTATGCGGCATATCCTGGACGAAGCTGTTATGATCAATCCTGGCCGTGACCCAGACGTTCCGCAGCTGCAGGATTGGGTGCCGTATTACGAGAAGTTCCGACGATTCGTCAAGCTATTCAACGCTTTACCGTGCAACGTTCTCTACACCGCTCTCCAGATGGAGGATGAGAACGAAGAAGGCGACAAGGTCGTGATCCCAATGCTCCAGGGCAAGGGCACGCAATACGCTAAGGCTACGGCATCGTGGATGACGAGCTTTGGTAACATGCGAGTTGTGCGGCGGCGCACCGGAACTGACGAAGATGGTCATGCGGTGTATGAGGAATATCGCGTAATCCAGTGGCGCGGAAGCAAAACGGTTATGGCGAAAGACCGCACACGGTGTCTAGAGCCGAAAACCGTTATACGCGAAGGTGGCATTGCCAACCTGAAGGCTCTACGAGAGCTGTTAGAAGCAGGGCCGCAACAGCCAGCGCCTGGGCGGGTAGTTCCGAACAAGCGCAGTAACAACCAAAAGGATAACAACCCAATGAGTCTCGTCAAGGTGGGCGCTGACTCCGAACAGGAAGGTGAAGAATAGTGCCAAAAATGAAGTGGGGTATAACGGGCAAAGGTGTTCCGCCCGCGAAGCCAGGTGGGCTTGGTTACGACGGGCCGGATTTGCCGAAGGGTAGCTGGCCGGCAAAGATCAAGCGCATGGAAATCACGCGCATTCAGTCCACCAGCTCCGGTAATCAAGGGAAGCCGCGCATCCGTATCCTGCTGGAGGTCCAAACAGCAAACCTCAAGGGCAAGGAAGAATTTCACGGTTGCCCGGTGTGGGATGGTCTAAACATCATAGATTCGTCCCAGGGTTTCGTCAACACGTTCCTACATGCTCTCACGGACGGCAGTCAGCGTGCCAGAAACGCCATAGAGTCGGTGTTTTGGGATGAGGACAAAGGGCCGGACTACAGGCGTGTTGAGAACAAGCGCGGTGAGAAGGAAGAGCACATCATCAAAATTGGTCGCGTAGCGATCAATTCACCTAACGGTGAGACGATGGTTCAAATTACCACGCGCCCAGGTGTTGACAACAACGGGAATTACCGCCCAGAGATCACAGGTTATTACCCGTATCAAACCCAGACGCTCAAAGCTGTTGAGGCAGAAGAAGACAGCGATGAGCCGGAAGATGACATGCTGGAAGACGAAGAAGAATATGAAGAAGATGAGGAGGATTACGACGACGAGGAGGAGGAGGAGGATATCTCTGAGGAGCAAGATGTCAAAGAGACAGCCAAATCTGGTTCTCGTCGTAAGCCACCCTTCTGATTCGTAAGCGGTGCTAGCACTGCGTCGGCAGACCGCACGCATGGGTACAGGCCCGACGGCCCAAGGCCCAACCCAAACTTATTGGGAGCCAATATGACTGATGACCCGAAATGCCCTTGCGGGTGTTTGATGGTGTGGACAAAGCACGGGTGGCTTTGCCTCCATTGTGATTTAGGACGAACATGACGATAGCAATATTGGGTTGCGGGCCAACGGGATTGCTGGCTGCGCACGCCTGTGAGCTAGCTGGCGCGGAGTACCGCATATTTTCCAAGAAGCGTAAAAGCTTCCTATTCGGCTCGCAATACCTCCACGAACCAATCCCAGACCTCATAGGCGAGCAAGAAGGTAAAGCCGTTCAATACGTGAATATCGGTACGGCACGGGAATATCGACGCAAGACGCACGGCAAGTTCTGGGACGGTATAGCTGCGCCGGAAGACTTCGAGACAGAGCACACGGCCTGGGACATTCGTGAGGCGTACAACCGGCTGTGGCTTAGGTACGGCGGGTTAGTCGAAAACTACGATATACCAAACAGATTGGTCGATGGTAAACCGGACTTTAGCCAAGAGCACCCGTGGCTCGTGCTGGTACGTGATCTGGGTATTCAGAAGTACGATCTGGTGATATCGACTGTGCCACGCAATATCTGGGCAGTTAAAGATGACGAGTTTGTGTACTCGTTGGGTTGGGCTATCGGC